CGACCCCACTGCTCGATTGCCGATAGCATGCGTGTGTTGATCGCCTGTAGGTCACGCCGTTCAAACTCGACCGGCCACGCCCGCCGGTTCGTCCGCAAGTTCCAGATCGTGACCTGCACACCTTCCACGTCCGGATAGTTGTTGAAGATCAGCCAAGCGTGTAGCTGGAACTGAAAACTGTCCCGCACGGCCTCTGCGGTCCAGCATTTCCAGCCGGACTTCCAGTCCACCTCTGACAGCAGCGCCTTGCTCGGAGTCGCGTGTAGCAGGTCAACTTCAGACGTGACGCGCACACCAAGGCTCTCGACGTCCCACGCCAGTTGCCCGGATCGCTTGCCCTCCCCGCCGTCAAACCGCAGGATATTTACAAAGTGCAAGCCGGTGACGTATCGTATGAACGCCCACATACTTGCCCGGAAAGCCTTGACCGCTTCCGGCTGGACGTCCGGTTGTGAACTGCGAATTTCGATCCCGGCTATGTGTACGAGGTCGCTGAGGCTCAACATGCCGTCCGAGTCAAGGTAGGAGCGCAACGTCCGCCCGATGGCCTGGTGGACTTCCTCGCCGGCCCTGGCGATCAGGCCGACGCTCGTGACGAGCCCAGCCTCACGACCAGCCGCGGCGAAGGGACACGTCGCCCACGCTTCAAGCGTAGAGCGGTCGAGGATGGTCATTTCAGGTTCGGTGAATAGGTCAGTCATTCCGGCGGCTCCTGCGGCTTTTCCATTTTCATGCGACGGTAGCACGCATCAATGTTCGCGCGAGTCCAGTTCGTTGCCGACAAAACAAGGCTGCGGTCCATGCCGGTCGCGCCCTCGACAAATTCCGCGAACTGTGCGGCAGAGTGCGGTGATCCCGTCGATTCGCGGAACGCCCCCCACGCCGTCCAGACCAGCTTGCATTCGTCTGCCGTGACGCGATCACCGCGAGGCGGAACGCTCGGCGCGTCGGGCAGCGGTGCCGGGTTGTCATGGATCGTTGGCCCGGCTTCAACCATCTCCTCAAAGCTGGCAATCTCGCCCGATGAGAGATAACCGGCAAACGCTAACGCCCGCCCGACCGCTATAGTTTCCTGTTTCTCGAATTGCTTGACCGCACCAGTCTTACCGAGTGAGTGACCAGTGAATACTCCGCGACCGCACGTCACTTTGGCGGCAAACAACACGTGCCCCTCTTTGAATTCGACGCTCGTTTCAACGGAGCAAGACTGATTGTCGGCGTGAAACTCCTTAAGCCGGGCGGAAACCTTGGCATATTGGATGTCCTTGCCGATTGCTATGGTGGCGGTTGTTCGTTCGGTCGCTTCGCTCATCGCTCTGCCTTCCACAACAGATAGCCCCACGTGAATACCGTCCCCCAGGTCACAGCCAACCAGACTTGCCACGTCCATGCGTCAAACATCGTTAGACTTCTTCTCTGCTGCTTGCTCCCGCGAGTGGATGTATGAGTTGCGGATCGCGTTGTAACGAGGCCGCTGATTACCCTCGTCCTCGTTCCATGCCGGCATCAGCACGCCGATTCCGTGTTCGCCGAGCAGCAGCACCGGTTTGGTGGGATCGTCCAAGAACAACAGCGTCACTCGCCTGTTTTCTGACCCGATTGCTTTCGCGATGCGTCGCAGGATCTGTGAGTCGAGTGTGACATGGCTGTGAGTGGTTGCTTCCGGAATGAAGTTTTGCACGTCTGGGAATTCCCCTGGCATTTCCCCATCGCTCGAACGTGTCACCGCCGGAATCAGCACTTCATCAGGCACGGTGCCCGTGCATTCAACGATCGTCAGCCCACGACAGTCCGTCGCGGCGACGTAGCAAGCGTCGTCACATCCGGCCTTCGGTGTCACCAGGACGGACCCGAGGGCGTATCGCGTACTTTTCGTATCGCAACACTTGGCAAGTTCGTCCGGTACGGCCACTTTTACGCTGTCTCGCATTATCCGATCCTCCGTTGTTCGTTTTCTGCAATCTCGATGCCGATACGTGCCGACTCCGTGCCGAGTCGTGCCAGCGTGATCACGATGTCATCGCCGACCAAAATCCTCTGCCCTTCACGTCTGCTGAGTACGAGCATCATTCTTCATCCTTGAACACCAACTGTTTTCCGTTCCACGGGCAGCCAGGTAACTCAGCCGCATGAAGAGCTTCAAGTTCCTTGCTCCACTCGGCCGATGCCTTGTTCAACTCGGCCGATGCCTTGCTCAACTTGGCTGATGCCTTGTTCTGCTCGATCCATGCCTTGCTCAACTTGGCCGATGCCTTGCTCAACTTGGCCGATGCCTTGTTCAACTTGGCTGATGCCTTGTTCAACTTGGCTGATGCCTTGTTCAACTTGGCTGATGCCTTGTCCCGCTCGATCCATGCCTTGTCCCGCTCGATCCATGCCTTGTTCAACTCGGACGATGCCTTGTTCAACGCGGCCGATGTCTTGTCCCACTCGATCCATGCCTTGTTCTGCTCGATCCATGCCTTGTTCAACTTGGCTGATGCCTTGTTCAACTTGGCTGATGCCTTGTCCCACTCGATCCATGCCTTGTTCAACTCGGCTGGTAGTGCTCCCTTGACTGGCCACAACCATGCACAACGGATCGGAATCTCGCGTGCCGGCTTGTTGATGATGATCCAATCGATCCTGTTCGCGATCGGTTCGCTCAGGAGTTCACACAACATGCCATGATGAACATGCCACGCATAAACCAACGGCCCTCCCGGTGTGTAGTCGTGGCCCGCGAAACGTGTGAGAACCTCTGCCTTCAGTTCAGTGTAGTCTGGCATCCCTGCGATCCTTTCGTGTTGTCAAATCCCCGCGCCGACACGCCGTTCGTTCTCCGCAATCTCGATTCCGAAAGCTATTTCCTGCCGAGGTGTGAAATACACCGTCCCGTCCGGGGTGATGATCTGCGGATCGAACGATTTCATCCGCTCGGCATACGCGATCGCGTCCGACAGAGAACAGTATTCGATGATCACCTGATAATTGCCGCTCTTAGCCCCGGCCCTGGTCCGTCTCTCGAGTCGTACGATCTCTTCTCTCAGTTTGGTAAATTGGTGCGATACATTCGCGGCCACGCTCATTGCGGTTGCTCCCTTGGCAGTTGGGCAGCAACTAGCCGTTGATGCTCCGAAAAATCGACACCGCGAATTTCACACGCTTCGCGGATCAACGCGACAGCATCATCCGGCGCGTCCGGTTCCCCCCAGCCGCCCATGATTTGGGGCATCGGAATCCAATTGTCGAGAATTGCCTGAAGCCGGGCGACATCTTCTTTCAGTTTGGCGATACGCTCGGAGTAAATATCGTCACGCTCCAATTCTGGCACCTCTTCCCGCCGGATATCCACGTCAGGCGGCGCGTCGATGCCGATGCGTGCCGCATAACTCCCTAGCCTTACCAACGTGATCACGATGTCGTCGCCGACCAAAATCCTCTGATCCTCACGGCGAGTAAGTACGAGCATCCCTGCCATCCTTTCGGTTAGTGTGAACCGCCGCGCCCTCGCGGGTAGCGGAGTCTGCGGAAAGTGTCACCCGGTCGGACTCGAACCGACAGTACACACGGCCGATTCTCACGGCACGTGCTGCTCTTCCGGGTTGGCATACGGGTGACGTGCAAAGTAGCACCAGAGGGGCTGTCGACTCGGCCCACCCCCCGGCCGGACTCGAACCGGCATACACCCGCGAATACGGGCCGCTCTCCAATTGGCGTACGGGGGACTCTGGTGCCACCAGTAAACTCGCACAGCCGGCCCGTTCCGCACCGTTGCAACGGCTGGCCGCTAACCAGGACTTCGTCGGTCAGTTGGCGGAGTGCCGGCGACATACGTTTCGCCGCGTACACTCTCGGCTGTGCCGAGACTTCCCCCGGCTTACGTTCCGGGGGAGCGGCTGTGCGAGTTATTTCACTGCACAAAAATGGCGGGTCGCCTGCGACCGCAGACGCCCGCCGCAATCCCGCTGAGGATTGTGAGTCAGAGTTGAGTGACCGCCGTGTCACTGAATTACCGATAGCCTCCGGTGCCATCGTTCCCTCAGCGGTTGTTGTCCCGGTGCCTCAGAAGAGGCCAGCAGAACAGTCTTGTTTTCAACTCCGTTGATTGACTACTAAATCAACCAACGGGGAATACTACAGAATACTGTATTGTTCTGTCAAGCCGAAATCCGACTTTTTCTCAAAGTTTTTGGGATTGGCTTTAGAAGTTCGTCCGTCGTCGTTTCGAGAGCATCCGCAATTCGGGCGAGAAGACCGGCACCAGGGACGCATTCGCCGTTGCAAACATTGGCGATTGTGCTCTGCCATTCGCCGGTCTCTTTCGCGAGCCAATATCGCGAAAATCCTCGCTTTTTCAGGAACCGATTCACGTGAAAAGCGATTTGCCGTTTTGCGTCAGCGTCGTTCAACACGGTGCTCATGCTCCGATAGTACACTTTACTGTTGCACTTTGCAAGTGCGTTTGCTAAAATCCCGGCAGTCGTTAGTAGCGGCTCAAGACTGTCATCAACGCCGCTGCCCGCCTCGCGGTTGGGGCCGGCTGCCGGGTTTGGTTCACTTTCAAAAAGGAACTTTCCAATGCCGATCCCCAAAATCAGTGATCGCCAAGAGGCAACCATTCGGCTGTTGATCGACGCCGCCGATGTGGCCGGTCGAGTGGCGGACCCCCACGATGGAGTCTTCGACGGAAACTACCTCTGCATTCGGCTGCTGGAAAAAGTCGAACGACTGCTGACTGACTTCCTTGACCCCTCCACGAGTGTCGAGGGGGGGATTTGAACCCCCAAGCCCTTGCGGGCACTGGACCCTCAATCCAGCGCGGTTGCCAATTTCGCCACCTCGACTCGTTCCCGAACGGTTTCCGAAATTTCCCAGATTCGTGCAAAAACTCATTGATTCTTTGGGCCCTCAATGTACACTGTCTGTAGGCACAGACATTTGCCGTGCCTACTGATTGTCGTCCGGGTTATCCTTTCCGGATGTTTCAAGTCACATTTGTTCTGATCGTTTTTTCACCGAATGACCGACGATACGTGATAGACTGCGGCGTCTGATCACGATGGATCACATTTGCACGGAGGCGCACTCTCACGGAGTCGCGCCATGGACCTTCGAGACTTTCTGACCGACCGTTACGCTCTGCGGCACCAAAACGCTGGCCCAAAAACGATCGCGCAGTACCTGATCGCGGTCAACCTGTTCGGCACACACCTCGGGCGCGAGCCGCTTGTCGATGACCTGCTGCCCGACACCGTGCTCCGGTTCCTCCGCTGGCTACACGACAGCGGCCGGGCACCGCGAACGGTCAACTCCAAACGGCAGGCCCTGCTGACTCTCTGGCGGGACGCCTTCCGAGACGGGAAGACAGTCACCAGAGCTCCGGACAACGGCGACGTGCCCCGCCTGACAGAGCCGCGGCGGGTTCCGGTCGCCTGGACCGTAGATGAAATGAGGCGGCTCAAGCGGGCGTGTGTGGCCGCTCCGAGGATTCCACGGTTCGATCCGCAGCGGGACGGACGGCACTGGCTGGCGCTGATTCTGGTGATGTGGGAGACGGGGCACCGGCTCAACTCGCTTCTCACCGTTCAAAGATCCGCGATCGACGAACGTGGTGTGCTCCGCGTACCGGCCGAACTGACGAAGACGTATACGGAAATGGTCGATGAGTTGTCGCCCGAGACGCTGGCCGCCGTCGCCGCGATGCCCGATCACCCGATGCTTTTCCCGTGGCCGTTCAGCCGCCGGCAAATCTGGGTGCGGTTTGAGAAAGACGTGCTGATCCCGGCCGGGCTGCCGTTCGATCGCCTGCGGAAGTTTCATTGCATCCGCCGTTCATCTGCTAGTCATGTCTGCGCCGCAGCCGGAGAGTACGCTGCTCAACAGCACATGGGCCATCGCTCTGTCGCCGTGACGATCAAGAGCTACCTGGATCCGACCATTGCGTTCCAACGGATGAGCGCGGCGAAGGTGTTGCCGAAACTGTAGACCACGCCCTTTACCGTCTGCCTGGTCAGACCGTGGCCATGACTTGCTGGTATCGGCGATTGATCCCCGTTGCCATTAGGTACTGGTCTTCGTGTCGCAGTCCGTGACAATCGTTGCAGAGCACTTCAAGATCAGACGGTCGCTCGCTGAACCAGTGATATTCACGATGGTAAACGCGTACGCCTTCCGTCGTTTCACAGTCTTCACAACGACAACCAACACGTTTCAGGGCCTGCTCGCGAATCACCTGCCAATGATGAGATTTTAGGTAGTCCGCATAATTGTGGACCTGCGATCGTTTGAGGCCAGGACGGGGCGTCTTGCGACGTCGTTTCTGTTGCTTCGTCTTCTTTTTCATTGTCATGTTCCTCTTCATCTGCGCGCAACCACCGCGTCCGGCGTCCTAGGGTTTTTGCCCCTAATCAAACACCAGATAGACTCTACAGAGAGAACGAAGGTGCCAAGACTCGGCTGGACGCCACCGGGATTCTGCGGTGCGAAGAGCCCGGAATTTTTTGTGCCTGTCCTGAGGAGGCTGGTAAGGTCGCTCCCCGGTAACACCACCGCTGCGTTCGTAGGCGCAGCGTCTCTTCGGCCCCACTGCCAGTTCCCGTTGGTATGGCAGCCGCGCCGTTCACTCGGCCGAGATTTCCGCAGACAAGACGAAATGCGGTGCTTTGAGTTTTACGTCCTGAGATTGCCGAGTGCTCTGAGGGTACGACAACAGAAAACCCCCGGCTGAAAGGATGGGGTGGAAGGCTATCAACGGCCTGTCGGATTTCCACCGACACCCACCCCCAAAGCCGGGGGTTTTGCATTTTTAAGTTGGTGTTGATATTTACCACGGGGTGATCGTAGTGTCGGTCGTTTCGTTTGTCAAGTGCGGTTGTCAAGCGGAAGGCTGTAAGTCGTGACGGTTTCCGGCGTTGCGACTATTTTGACAATCTTCAGAAAAAGGTAGGATATTATCTTGACAGATTCCGAGAAAGGTAGTATTTTACACGCATGAGAACAACAACAAACAACGAAACGGGGGGCGGAACGATGCAAAACGAGATGAATATCGCGAATTGGTGACAACCCCGCCAACCGCCCGGCGACACCAGCCGGGCACAACCGAGGAGATGAGACGATGAGAAAAGACGCAAAGCGGAAAATGGTGGTCAGCATGAAGCCTAGTGGTACGGTGCTGATCACTGCAGACGGAGTGGAATCGCTCGGATTGTCCGATGAGCAAATCTGCCAGATGAGCCGATGTTGTGCGGACTCACCTGCTACCGAGATCGTCGCGCAAACCGATCAGGCAGCTCAGGATTTCTGCCGTCGGAATGGCGGCAAGCTGCTGCACGGCACTTTGGCGAATTATCCGGAGGCCAGAAACTAACCGCCCGGCGACGGGCACAACCGAAAGGGAGAAACGATGACACGAAAAATCGAGGTCTGTGAGAGCGAAGAATGGTTGACGCTTTTGGGGCCGCTGCGCGACCTGGCACGCGAGCCCACTTACTGGGATGAAGTCGGCACCGAATGGACCAACGGAGTGCTCGACCGGCTGGGACTCGAGATCGCCAACGTAGAGGCGGAGTGCGCGAGAGTCCCGCGAAGCACATGTCACGGGTGGAACGGTGCCACGTTCCGGCGAAAGGATTGCGGCATTGGCACGTTCGATGATTTTTCAGACGACGAGTGGGACCAGGCTGTGACGATCGCTGATGACGTCGCCTTCGAGGTGGTCCAAAAGTTTCTGGAAAGGCAGCATGATGACGAATGAAACGAAGCACACACCGGAGCCGTGGGTTGTCGACGAGTTGGGAGACACTCAATTTGACGCAACAAATCACGCTTATGGTATCGGTGCCGACAAGGCTCCCACGTATCGGATCGCGAAAGTCGAGGGGAAAGGCGGCCACTCACTCGCCAACGCCGACCGCATCGTGTTGGCCGTCAATGCCTGCGCTGGCATCCCGACGGACGCACTTGAGGCCGGTGCCGTGAAGGGCCTGCTCGAAGCGTGCCAGTTGGCCGTTCGCTGCGGCCTCTGCGACGAAGACGATCAGGTGTCTCTGGCGATACTGACCGCCATCGCCGCCGCCACCGGAAAGGAGTCCCATGCCTGACCACCGGCTCCAGCGCCACTCGCTGGTGATCCCGCTCGCCCTGCAAGCGGCCGTCGAGAAATACTGCAAGGCGAACGGCCTTAGCTTCAGCGAGTTCAGCCGCATGGCGATGGCGAACCAGCTCAGCCGCAAGGCGAACGATCCGCCGTTGGCGAGGGCAAGACGTGGCCGACCGCCGCGTGAAATCTTACCGGAGAAACCGCAATGAAGCACAGAACGCTCCGCTGGAATCACAAGGACGCTTTCCGGTGCTACTGGAGAATCGAGGCTGAAGAACTGAAACGGGAGAAGGGCGTCGATCCCGACGACCCGGAATACTTCGAGACCTATTGGCGCGTCGTTATTCGCTTCAACAGTTGCGGCGCCTTCGATGACCCTGAGACCGCCACGCGGGTGATATTTTCGGAGCACCTCTCAACGCAATATGACGAACCGATTCATCTCCGCGAGATACTCCAAGATTGGATACACCGCGTATCCGGCGTTGCCCTCGGCTTCGCCGCATATTCATGCGCTGCCGAGATTTGAGTTGCCGGTCGCTACGCCAACGGCGACCACGGAAACATCCCAGTAGGACACCCACACCTCGCCGTCGAGTAGGAGGTATCGCGTACCCCGGTCAATACGCTGCCCAGTGATGCGATAGCAGCCCTCCGGCAGACTGGTTTGCACGCCGGTGCCGTCTTTCCATCCGGGCGTCGTGCGGGTTAGTACGACGTCAATGGGCAGTGAGTTCATTTTTACTCAAACCGTAGCGGCCAATACACTACTGGTGTGTTGCTGATCTCCAGCATGATTTTTTCATTTCTGGCAATCTGCTTCGTGCACTCTTCCTCTTCATTCCACCGTCCGCCTTGGCGGTCGCCGATCGATTCCCACTCGCATTCGACCAAATCAATCCAGCGATTTGGGTGGGCGATTAGACCAGCCCTGAAAATACGCCCCGACCATTCCTGGTGAGCGTGCCCACATCCACGGAACATCGGACACCATCCGCCGACAATCTCCAAAACTCGCCTAGTGACGAAAATCATGTCTCCGCGAAGCTTGCTGCTATACTCCAGCGTGTACCCAAGCAACTCCTTTACGTGTCTGTCGATCTCTGGCGCCGCCGGTGTAGTGCGTTTTTCGACAACTCGGCAAAAGTGGTTGATTCCAAACTCAGCAGCGACCGCTGCGTATGCCTCAAACCATCCATCGCTTACGGGCTTGCAGTCGTCTTCAAGGAGGCAAACGTAATCACAGTCCTGTAGGGCAAACAGAGCGCGATTTTTGTTTCCGGGGTTGCCCCTGCTCTTGCCCCGGATCAAAACAACCTGCTCCTCGTCGCAGATTTGTGCGACCACGTCAGCTTGCTCCGAGCTATCGTCGCAGACGATCACCTTGACCCAACCCGGCGTCGTTTTCTTCACGCACTGGATGATATGCTGTAGATGGCTGGTTCGATTGTAGTGACAGATGGCTACTCCGCCTGTTGACATTTCTCTGCTCCTTTGCGGTACACAACGAATTCACGTTTGGCGAAATAGGCGTCAAACGTTCTGCTCTGATCGAGTGCCTCACAGATGGTGGTCTCTGACACGTCCTCCCAGTTGCCCCAATTCTCGCCACGGAACCGTCCAAAATTATGCACATCATCCACTATGACGATCTCGGCATACGGCCGTGCCCGAATTGCCGCAAGTTCTTGCCACAGGGGGAACATCTTTTGGCCGGCCGCACGACCTTCATACTGCTTGCAATAGTGGGCGTCGAGATACCAGATACAAGGTCGATTGATTTCGACAGACAATTCCGGCACCACGATAGCTGAATCGCCGTGATGAAAATGAACCTTGCTGTCGCGAAAGTTCTTGCCGACTTCCGCGAATAAACGGTCGGACAGCTCTATCGTGTGAACATGATCGAACAGGTTGCGCAGCGTCATAGCGAAGTCACCCGTTGCAGTCCCGGTTTCGACGACCGTATCAATGCCCGCATACTCAGGATGCCTGTGCAAAGCAGCAACCATGCTTACATATTTTGTGTAGTACATGCTTTCTCCTGTAATTTAGCCAAGGTTCCGTTTAGCATTTTTGATCCAACTGTACTGCGTCACTTGTGCTGGCGTCCGTCCTCGCATCTCAACCTTGTAAGCAATGTACTCCGGCGTTTCAATTGAGTGCGACGATCGCGTATCCTCCATTTGGTCGATGTGAATCAACGGGGACGGATAGCCGTTAAGGTAGCCCGCCTCATTCAGCGCGAGTTGATAGATGGTAAAACTGCCATCCGCAAACGGTTTTTTGCTGGCGTTCAACGGGACCTTGATCGGCCCGGTTGCCCGGTACACGTCGGCTCGAATCATCCCACACCCACCGACGTGCTGCTGCTTGACAAACGATAATTTTCCCTCATTGACGATGCGGTCAGGGTTGATCCACTGCTCTCCGTCCGCGCGAAAGTGAAAGGCACCCATAAATCCAAGTCGGTCAGATACTTGGCACGCTGCCGCAAGCCGGGAAATACAGTCGGGAGGTACGATCATGTCGCTATCGAGTTTTGCGAGCAGTTCGGCTTGATGCGCGTAACGGTTCCAGATCACAGATTGCGGATACACGCAACCCATGTTTACCGGCGCGCGAATCAGCGTCACGTGTGGCACGTTCGCAAGACGTTGCTCAAGATATACTCGCGTTTCGTCGTCCGATCCGTTGTCCCACACGATTGTCCGCAATGCTGGATAGTCTTGTTCGATTATCGACTCCAGAGACTGCCGAACGTATTCGAGCCGGTTAAAGACCGGCACGGCCAGAATGCACCGCCATGTGCTGCTTTTCCGTTTTGCTGCTTCCGCCCTGAGTTGCATTTGGCGCCGATCAAAACCAAGGCGTTCAAACGTCGCCTTGTGTATGTGGCATGCGTAAGCATCCAGGGCAATCCGCACCTGCCAGCCCGCTGTTTGGGCGCGGACACACCAGTCGTCGTCTGAACCGAGGTTTGCGAAACGCTCGTCAAGGTCTCCAATTTCGTCGATCGCATCAGCCGACAACAAAGTACAAAAAAACGCGAGCCGCGTGATCGCCTTCGACCTCCCGGCGTTCTCCGTTAATGCGAGAGCCGTTGTGAGGGAGTCGTCAAGTTCTAGGTCTTTCCCCACGCACGCCATGTTGACGTTCTTTTGGCGATGGAGCGACTGAATTCCACCATCGCTCGTGAAAGGCCCCACGGCCGCAACTCGGTCAGTCTGGAGGTGGGATAGCATCCGCATGAGACAACCCGGCCCGATGAAACAATCGTTGTTTAGCAGGAGCACGTGACGACCGGCCGCCGCTCGAATCCCCTGGTTGACGGCCGCCGTGAATCCTCGATTTGTCGAGTTATGGATCGTTACTAGGTCGAGTCCCAGCCGTTCGGCATGGCTCGCTACTCTCTCAGCCACGTCCGGCGTACCACCATTGTCGACATAGATGACATCAAAAGGCACGTCGGCATACCAACACAAGTGATCGAGGCACCGAGACGTCAGGTCCGGTGAACCAGCGGCCGGAATCACAACGGCGATAGGTCTGGGCAAAACCACATCCGGCCCGGCATCCCGCACGAGACTGGCCGGCTTCACTCGGACATTATCGCGAATCGGCCCGGCCAGTTCCGTGTTGGGAACGTTCCATTCTCTCAGCCGCTCGCGAGCCCGTTCGACCGCCGCACCGAGTCGTGTTATGAGTTCCCCGTTTCCCTGGACGTTGCCGCCGCCTCGCGAGTGTTCTATGTTGTGATCTTCAAAGGACGTGTCGGCTCTCGGCTCGCGCCCGATCCGGTAGGGCGTGATCCCGGCGGCTTTTGCTTGGTAGTTCCAGAACAAATCCGTGTCAGGCCAGCCGCCCCGGATCGGTTCATGCACCCGCGTCTTGCCGTCGCCCTCTTGCACCACAAGCCGGCGCTGACACCACCCAGCGTTGATCCGGTCCATCACTTTCATATCGAACATCGTGCAGACGTGCGACACCATCCAGCGGTGTGCCGGGAAGTTCCGGGGTGACATGCCGTACCCGACGATCGGCGATTTCGACTTGCACAACTCGACCATCTCGGCCAGCAGTTCCCGCCGTTTCAGAAAGCAGTCGGCATGCGTTGCGAACAGAAACGGCGATCGGCAGAGTGAAAATGCCAAGTCCATCGCGGAGGCAACGTTGTCATGCGGATGAATGGTTGCCCGCGTGCGGATCGCATGAACTTCGCAGTCATCGGCTCGCATCGCTTCGATCTCGGCAAAGTCGTCTGAGTTGCTTCCGGTGTCCACCAGGACAATGCAGGGACGCTCTGTCTGGCAGCGGAGCGTGTCAATACACACCTTGACCGCTTCCGGTGATCCGAAGACCGGGATTGCCGCGCAGACTTGGTAGTCCCAGGGTCTCATGTGATTCCGTACTTGGCCATCAGGGCTGCGGTTGCGGCAATGCGGTTGGCGTCGGAGAGTACCGCGTTGTAGTAGATGATCTCTGCAAGGTCACCATCAAACTTGTTTCCAACAACTTTTCCAATTGCCAAATCGCCAGTTCCAGTATATTGCAGCGTGCCGATTGCTTCGGTGTCTTGCAGAACGTTGCTAATCCAGAGCCGTCCTGTACCGGATTGTTGGATCGTAAATGTGATCATGAGCCAGTCCGATAGATCAACGGACGAAGCGTCCAACCATACATTTCCACTGGCATAGATCAGACATGCAACAGTGTTGCCTATACCAGAATTTGCGATATCTACGCGAAATGTTCGGCCACCGACCGCGTCCGTGTATCCTAGTAATCCCTGCCATATAGAATTGCTGTCTGTTTTGAAGACAACGAACGCCGTCAACTCTGTGAATGCCCCCAACCGATTGGAATTGAACGGCTCCATAAAGTCGTCTGAACCGTCGAACCGAACGACCGGATAACCGTTGACAACACCCGTATAAAAGTAGGGCTTCCACGATGCTACGGTTTGCTGAAAGTCCATCCCGGTCACGGTCGAGTCTAGCCAGTTTCGTACATTCTGCCCGTCGGTTGACGGTACGCCATCGGCTTGTTCAACCCCTTGTGCCGCGTCCATCCACCAAATCGGCGTACCCCAGTCGTACGGGTCGAAGTCGCCGGACGGCACTGACTCAACGATCGTGAGTGAGTTCCCAAACCACTGAGGAACCCAGATGCCAGCCCGCTTCGGCGGATGAACGGCCTTTGCGATCGTGCCGGTGATCGTCGCCGTCTGGTTGCCGTACTCGTCGCGGAAGCCGGGACGTGCCGCCGTGAAGTTGTCCCATGTGTTTCGATTTGTAATAGGTGAACCTTGATTGTTTTGCAGTCCATGTTTTGTGTTCGATTGGTGCGCTGCACTGCTATAGCTTACTGAGACATTGCCATCAGTTGCAGAAATTGCCGTGCCGTCTAGCACCAATTCAAGCTGATAAGTTGTGTTCGGCAAGTAATAATAACCAGCGGAGTCACGTAGGCTACCACTCCCTCCCGTTACTTCCCACAATTGAAGCTGAAGATCACTCTGGTTTAGGATGACCGCCCAGAAATTATTTGCATCTGCTAAACGACCGACGAGACCGGGGGCAAGCGTGCTCCCTGCTTGGCCGATATGCACCTCAGCGGTGATCGTGACATCTGTCTTGCCTGAATCGGCGGCCACCCGACCGCCGCCGACCGTAGTCATCTCTGCTTTGTTATTGCTAACTTGCCAAGTCCCAGCGTATTCAACCCAACCACTGCCGACGTCCATCACATGGGCATCCAGGCTCACGCCGTTTGTGTCTGTGAAGTTGTCACGAATCATGCCAAGAGAAGACTCGTCACCGAGCAACGGGAAGTAGCACAACGGCCGCGCCACTTCCGGCGGATGCCAGCCCTTCGCGAGGGCCGCAAAACCAGCGTCGCTGATGTCGCCAGCCCACAGCACCACTTCAGCAATCCGTCCATCAAACCACTGAGTCACAACGCCGCCGGGGTGTGAGCCGATCCGGTCATTGAGTGTCGGCACGCCCGGCGTGTAAGCCGTCGTGTCCCACGACATGGCCCCGTCATTGTCGCTGCTACCGTTCAGAAAGACCGCGTTCGTTACGTCGTTCGCGAAGTCGCACCGGAAGCCGACTGATACCCACTGCCCAGTGGGAACCGGCGTCGCGCCGGACAGACTACGCAACGTCTCGCCGGTCTCAGAGCGTCCCTGCACCTTGAGCACTGGCGATGCCCCGCTGAGCAACAGCGACAGCCCCTCATTCGCTCCGTCGTGGATGATCGTCAGAATCTTGTTGTCCGTCGCCCCGGTGTCGAACGTGTCGACCCACACCCAGGCGTGACCGCAGATCGTGGTGGCACCGCTGAGCAGAGGCGAGAGAGCGTTCGTCCCCAGGCTCATGTAGTTCGCGGTGGACTTCGTGAAGTCGCGAGACATCAGCTTTCCTCGCCGAGAATGGCTAGGACTTGCAGCGCCCCGGTCATGTCGTCGTTCACGTGCGTGCCCTCGCGTATGAACCGCAGAATAAACACCTCGCCGTCAACGACCGAATCCATATCGGCCCCGTCTGTGAAGGTGATCGTCGCGTACTGGGTCTTTCCCGCCGCGTCCGGGGCGGTCGAGTCCACGCTGTTGAACACGAACGTGTGGGCGACGTCGTAATCTTCGCCGGTGTCTAGCCGCCGGATCGCCAACCCGAGCCGGACGTCCCCGCTGGTTGCCGTGTCGGCCCGCCACGCGACCGTGAAGGTCAGCCCGCCGCCCGCGTAACCTGAGAGCCAACAACGGTGGTCGAGGTAGGTGTCAATAGCGGTGTCAAACTCGTAAGCCGCTTGCCGCTCGGCCGGCGTTGACCCGCCGTCGCGTGTTCCCGGTGTTGGTGCGTCGTCGGCCGGGCAGTCGACACTGATGATCTCGACAACCCGGCCAGTCCCGCCTCCGCCGCTGCTGCTGCTGGAGCTGCAACTGCCGCTTGGCAGGTTCGCGGCGTCGAATTTGCGTTTTGCCCCGTCCGACGCCCGTTCGATGACGAACCAATCGCCATCTACAAGAGCCACCTGCTCGGTTAGCGCCGCGATCTCCCCACTCACGTTGTCATGGAAGGCATCGGCGTCGGTGTGGTCGAGATCGCTGATAGCCGCCTCAGTGAGCGTTCCACCTTCCCCAGCATCGAGGTGCGTGTGGACCACTAGGCCGGCCGCTCCAACGTAGCTTGCGAAGTCGGACAGCAGGACGTAATAGTCCTTCGCCGGTGATGCGGAGTTGACGTGCATCACCCATGTGTCGGCCAGTGCCGGTGCCTCATCAAGGTTCGGAAGGTCAGATATTGCCATGATTGTCTTTCCCCGTATGATCTCGACACGTCTCACAACTTCGGACGTCATTCCTCACGAGCGTGTCGCTGCATTTGCCGTGCTTCGAGCAGCGGTAGACCGCACACATGCCGTGGTTCCCGCCGCACAGATTGCCCTTCATCGTGCCGAGTGATTCCCCGCGACGCCCGCACGTGCCGCCGTTGTAGAATCGCCCCTTGCCGCCCGGTATCGACACGCCGGGGCAGGCCGCGTGCTCTTCCGGGCTGTGGACGCGGACCTTTCGCCCGATGCAGTAGAACGGGTAGGCTTTGGTTCGGCAGAGGCAGGTCATAGTGCAGTCACCTCAAAGTTGTCAACCAAGTGAGAGCGACACATCGGAAGGGGCGAACCATAGAAGAACGCGGTCGAGCGATACATCCCGCAGTGCGTATTGGTTTCACCGAAGCTACTGCTATGTGAAAGCCCCGGGAGCACTGTTGAGAAAGGGGATGCAACAATGCTGCTTCCCGTAAAGCGTGCCCAAAAATACTGGTGCTTATAGTCGTGCGATGGATCAGGACTAAGGCCGAATAAATTCGCCATAGATGCCTCCAGGCTCTTGACGCCTGCCTCACATTTCCACAATTCCAACTGATTGCTAATCCGATTAGGCACGACCGCCCAGAAGTTCTGATAATCGGCTGTTGCTCTCGCTACGATCCCATGCCACGTGTTCAAAAACTGAGGCCCATGCCACGTGTTCACAAACTGAGGCCCGCCCGCCGCCAAGTCCGCTGTCAGGGCCACATCACCGGTGCCAACGTCCAATAAGGCCAATATGTTTTGTGCGCCCGAAAAGTTCAGATTCACGCGGTTGCTCACAATCTCGAATGGTGGATACGTCAACGCTGTGTGGCTGACGATCCACGGTGCCCCCTTATCCGGCAAGTGGTCTTCGAGGTGCGTTGAATCAGAATCCGTAAACAGGTCGTTCACAGTGCAGTTGTCGTTTGCTGTAGATGTTGATTGCGAACACGCCACAAAATCATCTAACAGCCACGGAATTGACATATGTGCGTAGGGCGAATTGCCCATGATTCCGACGTAGGTGTTGTCTTGCCCGACTGAGCTTGTGGTAGAAAGCACTTCCGTTCCGTCAATGCCACTCAATGTTGCAACAATGCTTTCGCCCGAACAGACCAGACTGATTTCCAGACATTCTAATTGCGATGTGTCTTGAACTGCCGGCCATGTCAAGAGAACGCTCTGAGTATGAATGAAAACACCATCCTGAACGCCGCGAAGATAAAACCGCTGGGCGCTGATGCGACTATTCACATAGGCAATCCACCGCGTTTCACCATCCTCACTGGCTCTGGCAATGATGCCCAGCCTTCCTATTTCTATTGATGTGTTTGGATTGGTTCCTGGCAGAACACGAGCCGTAACCGTCACGTCGCCAGTGCAAACGTCTGCGAGATGCATTGACAGCGTCTCCGCGTCCGTGTTGGGCCACGGAGACGCCCGGTTCATCCATAGTTCCATCGACGTGTAGAGGATGATCTCCAGGTTGCCATCCGCCGTTGAGTCAATCACCTCTTCATTGACGTTGACAGTGGTCTCGTCTGCACCGGCATCATACGATGATCCGAACCGCTCAGTATAAGCCCCGTCATTAGCCGTACTGCCCGCAACTTCCAGAAGGCCATCCAACACAGAAAGACGGTCACCACCTATGACAAAAGAAGCAGTGCCGGCGCCGCCCGTGTTGACACCGACAATTGGATAGGCTGGACGAGGCATCGACCACGTGCAGCCGCTGTCCATGGCTCGGTTGCCGATAGGTGTCGAGTCTGTGCCGGTGAATGTGTCACGCACACACTGGCATGGGCAGCAGCACGGCCTGCAAGGATTCAAGAGCAGTCCCATCAGACCGCCTCCCCACACGACAGAGCCAACCCGCCGCCGCTGCTGAGAGCAAGGCAGCCGCCACCCGACAACCCCATCACGCACGCGCATTCGTCCGCGCACCCGACCGCGTCCAAGAGGTACTCGTGAGACGAGATCGACGGCTCGGCATGTACCGCCCGGCAGGCTGGCAACGTCTCACCAGTCCCCAGGTCATCGCGGACCGTGATCACCTCGCCGGTGCCACACCACAGATCCCAGTCGTCGTCCCACAACTGAATCTCCGCCGGCACGACCCCCTTGCTCTCCATCTCTTTCAGCAGCACGGCCCGCACCGTGCCGAGGTCCATGTTGCCGATCCGGACCAGAGCCCACCGCAAGCCGAGACCGGGCTGAATCCAGAGCACGTCGGCCCCGCCGGCGGACGCTGCCTCCAGGTAGCCCCGCTCCCCATCGACGATTCGCGCCTTGCGGGTTACCGACTGAACGCCAATCTTGCCAAAGTACAGGGCGTCTGTGCCCACCAGGGAGCCACGCTTGAGCCGCCACAATGTCTCAGCCCCGGCGTCGCCCTCCGTGGCGTAGTAGGCGAAGCCAGAGGCGTCAGTGGTGTCTAGGCAATCGTCGGCCCTGCTCGCGGCCCCCGCCGCCGGCACGACGTGGACGCCGTTCTCTGCCGGGTCCGTCTGCCCGGTCAGCAAGACTCGGTCATCGGCGACCAGTGTCACCCCGTCCTGCTCGTCGCCCTCTTCTAGTTCGTCTGCCAAGTCTATGTTGCTTGCCACGACGACGCGGACGGCCTCCTGGATCACATAGCTGCCGTCGCTGACTTGCATCCACGTGAGCGTATCAGTATCGACGACGTCGGCTCCGGGGCTGTTCGTGACGCTCCAGATACCCTCGCCGTAGTCTCCCTCGGTCACCTGATACGTGTACCCGGCCACGGAGCCGCCGGTCGGAAACTCGGCAGCCCGCACCGGAGGCCCGCTCCCCTGGATCACGTAGGAGCCGTTCGTGGTCGAGTCCGTCTGGGAGATCACCAGCACGCGGTCAGCCGCGGCAAGCGTCACCCCGTCAATCACGGCATCGACCACCAGCGTCGTCAGGTCCACGTCCGACAGCACGGCAACCCGGCAGGCCGCCTGCACGACGATTCCACCTGGCGGCGGGAACTCACTGGACAGCATCCGGACGCGGACAACGCACGGGCAGACGGCCCCGGCAACCCATGCGCGACCAATCTGGCCAGGGCTTTCACCCGTCGCTGCCAGGAGCGGATCGACCAACACGACGAACCGCCCCCGGTGTTCCAGGCTGGCCGGCGTCGTCGCCCGCATGGCGTAGCGGTATTTGAACTCGCCCTCGTCCACGTCCGGCCCGGTCAGCATATCGTCCAAGCCGAGCACGTCGAACTCTTCGCAGTCGTACCCGCTGTCGTTGCGCACGTTGATCGCACCATCAGGCATGACGAGATCGGCCCGACCAGATACGTTGATGCCCTGCCGCTTGCGTGCCAGGCAGAGGTCCATCAACGTGTTCCATGCCGCACTGGAGATTCCCCGCAGCTGCTGGCCGGCGATCACCTTTTGAAACGGATCACCCATCAGGTGCCAATCCCCATCAGCGAGAAGTCGCTCGCGCAATACATCGTATGGACATAGGCGTATTTAGGAACGGCCACGCGGACCTTGCTAACCGGGTCCACCTTTTCGGCGTATCTGATGTCGAGGTAATCATGCCCTAACTTCTCGGCCACGGTGATGTCGCCGATCGTGAGATTGGTCATGTTCGGGCTGGCTTTGAATTTGTACGTCACGTCGCTTTGAGTCTTGTCAAATCGCGAATCGCTCGCGGCCATGAACAACACTTCGGCCCCCGCGAAGTCGCGGAACACGGCATCATTCAACGGACTCAGGCCGATCGCATAGAGGATGTTCCGGTATGCCAGGCTCTCAACAATGGCGGTCGGGTGCCGCCACGTCTCGCTCCAGGTGAACTCCGGCACGAGAATCTCGCACCCTTCGACTTTGCCGTCCTTGTTGACGCCGATCGCCCCCTTGTAATCGGGAGCCGTTGCGGTCCCAGGAGCATAGCCCGTCGTCGCCTGGAGCATCGCGGGCGGAATCAGTCCAAGGTTCAACGGGTCTTCATACGCCAGGCTTTGCGTGACCTTTGCCGTTTGCATCGTCAGCTCGAACGACACCTGCGACCAGCCGATCTCTTTCGGCTCGGTCTTTTTGTACGGGATCGTGACGTCCCAGACTTGCCAGTTGATCCGCTGCAACTGAACCGTCTGCCGCCAGAGATCGTCCACTCCGTCATTGATTATCAGCGGTGCATACGCCAGTGCCTCCGCCTTGATCAGCAAGTCATTATTCGTGCCGGATACCTGGAAGAGGTACTCGCACTCTTTGGTCTCGCCTTCGGACCACTTGCGGCTATTTGGTTTTTCGCGAACAGCCATCGTTAGCCTATGACCGCTAAACCTGGAGGTCCGATGATGGTAGTCATCTTGGCGAGTAGTTCGTTCGTTAGGCCGATCAGTCCGTTAGTCTCTTCGACGGCTTTCTTCGTCTCTGATGCAACGCTCTTAACACCGACACCGCGAATTGCAGCCGCCGCGTTGAATGAACCGGAAAAAGCGGTCGCCCCGCCGATCCCACCCGTCATCTTGTCCCACTTGGACTTCAGATCGGCAATGACATCAGGCGCGGCCTTGAGTATGTCCGGCCCGAATTCGCCCGCGAGACCGGCAGCCCCAGCGGTAAGACCACCAGCAAGCCCGCCGACTCCCATACCAGTCAAAAACCGGCTGAAGGCTGCTTCGCCGAGGGTCGGTGCGTGCCTTGCAAGGTCTAATGCCTCATCGCGGTTCCTACTCGCCTCACGAAAGTTCATCGCCGGAATGTCTCCAGTTGGCATGACGGCTAATTGTTCAGCCGGCAAGGCTGCCGCCAATTTATACGATTCAAGCAAACTGGCGATGTTCTCGGTGCGTTTCTTTTCGAGCCGAGCACTTTCGGACATTGCTAGAAATACTTTGTCTGCGGATGCCTGTTTCCGTTCCTCGTCAGTCACCGCCTCCCCGGCATCCGTCTTCTCCGCATAGATGCGTTGACGTTCTCCTGCTGTTGTGCGATACGTCTTCGTCTGTGCTAGTGCGGCAATGCGTTTTGGATCGGTTGCGACGCGGAGTTGCCTTTCGAGGTTGGCAAGCTCCTTGTCGCCAGCAGTCTCTTCGGTGATAGACCGCTCTTTCCTAGCCTTCAGCGCTTCGTTGATCTCTTTGTTGTGCGTGCCTAGCAATCCGAACTTCACAAATGGAGCGATGTCTTCAGTGATAGAGTCCATGAACGCTCGCCACATCATGCCGAGGTCGTTCATGATCCGTTGCCAAACAACCTGAATTCCAAGACTGGCTATTCGGAATGCAGCCTCTAAATCGCCAGCCGCAATGGCTTCCTTGATGCCTCCGAACGCGGTTTTGGCCGTATCCGCAACGCCGACAAACGTCGTGCCGAGTGAGGCAATGATGTCCTTCATCGCCCCGCTCTCGATAGCAACCGTCGCTACGAGTGCGACGACGGCTGCACTTACCAGGCCGATCGGAGTGAGCAGAAACGCGAACGCCGTCGCGATCCCGGTAATCGTTGCCACGACGGTACTGATTGCCGCCGCTGCAATACCAACTGCTGTAACCGCCAGCTTGGCAGCAACAACTCCAGCAACCACACCTTTAATTGATGAGGCGAGCAGAGAGTTGTCGGCAATCCATCCAAGGATCGATATCTTGATCTGACTGACGGTCGCGGAAATCGTCTGTGGCAGATTGGTCCACAAGTCACGGATGTAGGCAACCGCACTGCCAACCATCGTGGATGAGTCACCGGCGATACGTTGCCATGCGTCCTTGAAGGCACCGGCCACGATGTCCAATGCACCCTGGTAGTCGCCGCTCTTCAACGCCTTCATGATCCCGCCGAAAGCATCAACGGCTATGGTCTTCAAATCCTTGAAGACCGGGCCTAGCCTTTTGGTCAAAGCATCTATGATTTGCGTGTTCTTCGCAAAGTAGATTCCGAGGCCGACAATCGCCGCCGACACCAAGCCGAACGGAGTGAGCAGCAATCCGATCGCCGTAGCAGCCACACCGCAGACCGTCCCCATTGCCGAGATCAACGTGCCGAGCACGACCAACGCAATACCCGCCGCGATCACCCCGGCAACCACGCCCGCAACCGTCAGCACGAGTTCCTTGTTCTTGCTGATCCACTCGGTTATAGATGCCATGAGCGGTAAGAGCCGCTCATTGATCTTCGTGATCGGCCCGGCGAACGCTTCGCCGATCGCGATGAACGCAACGACGGCCGCGTTCTTGAGCTGCGTCAGTTTGAACGATGCGTTCTTGGACATCTTGCCGAACGCCACATCGACGTTGCCCGCACGATTTGCCATTGCTTGCATATCGACTGCGTAGTCAGTCATTTTGTCGAGTGCAGGCAGAATGCCTGTGATGGAACGTGAGTTTGGAAAGATGTTTGCAATCGTTTCCGGATCGACGCCTTTGAGTTGTTTAAGCACCCCCTCAAAACCGAGATCCTTGAGCGTTTGCGTGTTGAATTCTGTGTCTGTCAGCTCTTTCCACGTTTCCTTTGCCTCCTTCGTCGATTTTAGAAAGGCCATTGCGATCGACTTTAACGCGGTCAGCGACATGTCGGTTTCACCAGTTGCGCGCGTTACCAGTGCGATAGATGCACCCATTTCCTCAGCAGCGAATCCAGCTTGCTTCATCGGTTGAAGAATGGCACCGATCTTTGGCGCAAGTTGCGTGAGGTCCGTCCGGCCACGCTTCACGATCCCGAACAGAAAATCGGACGCATCACCGGCATCTGTGAAACTGTCCCCGTAGGTTTCCATGAGCGAATTGAGTGCGCCGACGGAATCTTTCACATCGGCAGTACCCGCAACGGCAAGCCGTGATCCTGCGGCAAGCCGCTCCATCGCTTCTGCCGGCGGGACGCTCGCTGAGAGAATGTCGTACAACCCGGCAGCGAGATCGTCTGTTGACTTGCCGAACTCGACCGACATTGACTTGATGCCAGAACGAAACCCGCCCATCCACTTGTCGGGCTCGTCAAGCATCGTGGAGACGTTAGCCATCTTCTCGTCGAAGTTGGCGAAAGCCTTGATGCCGCCGACGAACGGGGCAGCAGCCATCGCACCAAGTCCGACCATCTTCATGCCGATGTTGCGGACGCCGCCGCCGAACGCTTGCAAGTCCGCTTTCGCCAGCTTCAGGCCGCGTACCAGCTTCGAGCGATCCGCGAACAACTCCACGAACGCACGACCCATTCTGATGGCACCAGCGTTCCCAGCCATCTCATGCCCCCGCGAACATCTTGCCCAGGAGTGTCAGGTCTTCGCACACGGCTACGGACTCCTCTTCAGTGGTCATGTTCAGCTCAAACGGGTTGAAGGTCTGCTCCGTAAACGGCTCTGGAATTTCCTTCGCATTGCGGTTCGGCTCGGCAATCAGAAAGGATAGTTGCGATGCGATTTTCCAATCGTGAAACTGCTTCGCGTCCGACATCCACATCAACTCTTTGAGCGTCATTCCGTGGGGACTAACACAGCAGATTCCGGCGCACTCACAGCAGAGTTCGATCGAACTTCGTTCATCGCCTTCGTCATCTCCGCTTCCACGTCGATCATCGCGTCGAGCTTCTGGATCATCCCCTCCACGTCGATCTGACCCATCTTGCTGTCCATCAGCTTCATTGCTGCCTGGACTAGATTCAGATTCGTTTCGATCAGCTTGACGCCGGCGGTATCGCCGGCGTCCCGGATAAAATCCGAGACTGCACCCCAGAAGGCAGTGAACATCGCCGTGAGCGCTGCCCCGCCAAGATGACGACGCAATTCCTCGGGCTGGATTCCCGACGCCTCTATTTGCGGCTGCATGACGATGAAGATCACGTGGGCGAGCAGAAACTTGTCGCTCATCAGCCGCGTCGCTAGTGGCGGATCACCTTCGAGCGGAAATCCAATGTCGATCGGCCCAGGCGGTTGCTTGCCATGCTTGCCTCCGTCAATCCATTTCTGAAGCGCAGCATCGCTGGCCGGTTGACTCCACTCATGGACGCGGCATACCTCGTCGTACGTGATCTCGACCGTCCACTCGCGGCCCGTGTTGTCCTTAAATGTTCGCACTGGATTGGCCCTTTACGGCGCCCACGCTGGCGTTGGACGAACCAGAGGCGTGACAGCGGATAGCGGCCTCTCCAATGCCGGGCCGTCAACAATGTCGTTTTCTTGCGGCCTGTACGTCGAATCAGCGGACAGCCGCAACTCGACCTTCCGGCTATTAATGTCATTGATGCCGCGAGTTAGCGAAAACGTCGTGACCTTGAAGTCGGCCATGATTGGCACCAGCGTGCCGGAAACAGTCAAGTCTCCATCGACGGCGGCAAACCCGATGTCTTTGCCCGTGTGTTTGGCGGTATTCAACGCCAACCACGACGCGCTTGCCGGGTCTTCTTTGATCGTGAAGGACACCGGGACGTCACGTTGGCCCTGAAGGTACTTCTTGAACGGGCTATCGAAGTCGCTGCCGTCGATCTGCTCATCCTCCGAGCCGACCTCGATCGTCTCTTTTGTTTGTTTGAGCACCAGCCACACGCCGGACGCAGCCCCGGCCGATGCGTAGTAGCATTTGCATTTGAATCCGACTTTTGCAGACATCGTTTCGCTCCTTTCACAAAAAATGGAGGCCGTGCGATCTCTCGCGCGACCCCCACAAGGGCAGCGAAGTTGTGGCTCCTACGGGTAGCTACTCCCGATTTGCCTCACAGCGACCGGCGATAGACGCCGGCCTCCAGGTTCCTATCCTTTGAGTGAATTTCTCCACTTCCTTATTGCTTCGTCGTAACCGGCCACAGCAGCGGGTCGCATGAACGGTCTTGCTCGATACTTGGCGCCGCGACCCTTCCTAGTGGTCGTTCCGCCGTACTCCAGCAGCATGGCTTCGTCGGGATATGCACGCGGAAGTTTCTCCGGGCCGATGATCACTGAATGCCGTCGTGGATCGACGGCAAATGAAATCACCTTGATCGCCTTGGTGTGATACACCGGCGGATCACCGGGCTTTGACGAAGCCGGCGGAATCTTCGGTGGTTTTCCGTCTTTCGTCTTCTGCTCGATGAACCGACCCGATGCATCACGTTGGGGCTCATACTTTTCGCGAAGTTCCGGAGGCAGGTCTGATAGTTTCCCTGGCTTGGCTTTCTTGATACTCTGCCGAGACTTGGTACGAACGAACGAACCAAACCCGCTAAGCACTTGACGCTCAGACTTATTGACGGCGCGCATCACTGCCTCGGCGTCAAAAGACATCCGTCCGAAGTTGCCGATCCTCATACCGATACCGCTCATCTTCATACCGAGGCTAAGACCTACACCACCCATCAGGACACCAAACTTGGAACAACGAAACCGGCGAGCACAGTTAGATCACCGTGACCGCCACCAATATTGGATACATACAGACTCGTCACATCGTCCGTTAATGGATTGGGTACCGGTGACAACAGCCCCCACGCAACGCCACGCCCGACCTTTATCTGAAACGTCTCCGTCGGTGTTATTGGCGAATTTGTCTTGACAACAAAATGCGGAATTTGCTCAGGGAAAAACCCGCCGTGTCTATCACACGAGATCGCGAACGACTGTAGATAGGCCAGCGGAATTGTTACATTGACCCGCTTATCGGAAACACCCGCCGCAATCGTCGAGCGATGTCTGATCGTACTATTGACCGTATAGGTGTAATCAAATGTCGTATCAGTTCCACCTTCGGTCTTATACTTCACCAGTAGCCTATGCTGTGTCTCTAAGCTGTCCACAACACCGACGACAGGATGAGCAACAGACGGGATTGATCCGACAATCTGTGCATGTACTGCACCCCACGGCCAGTATAGTTCTCCGCCATACAAGGAAAAGTATGCACGCGGGAATTGGACGGCAAACGGGTTAAGACCTCCTGCCAACAGAGCAAAGGCATTATCACCGATGTCGTTCGTCCAAATTGCTACTTCCGCAATCCGTCCATCAAACCACTGTGAGACGACGCCTCCGGAACGCGAGCCGATCCGGTCATCTGCGGTAGGAACTCCGCCGACGAAAAACAGCGACCCCCACGCAGCCGAATTGATTGCATCTGCGTGTCCGCTTAGAAACACCGCGTTCGTTATGTCACCAGAAAAACACAACCGCGCGCCCACGGATACCCATTTTCCGAGAGGCACCGCAGAAACGCCGGAAACTCCATTCAGTACACCGCCTGGAATCGCCCGTCCTCGGACTGTTATTACTGGAGACGATCCACCAAGCATGAGCGATATACCTTCATCCGTCCCATCGTTGATGATAGTCAAGATGTTATTGACGCCTCCGCCAACATCAAACGAATCAACCCACACCCAGGCATGAATACATACAACCTGCGCACCATGAACCAGGGGACCAATCGCATTGATCCCCAGGCTCATGTAGTTGGCGGTGGACTTTGTAAACTGCCTAGCCATCAATCCGCCTCTGTTATATCGTCGGATCAATTCCGGCCCGGATCGACAATTCGGCGATCGCGTTACCGGTGTTGGTGATGAAGAGCGACGTCACCGCCGCCGTCAGCGGATTGACAACGGGGTCGGCGTTGTTCCACCCAAATCCGTTGGTATCAGTGATTGTGAATGAGTCGTCTGGCGTGCCGGTCGACGGAGCATTCGTGCGGATTTCCAGTTCGACGGTATTCGCACTCGCAGCTTGTCCCGCCTTCTTCTTCGCGCCGAAGGCAAAACCGAGCGTGTCGGCCGTTGATGGGATGTCGATGGCCAATTCCAGGTCGGTCGCTCCGATCGGGATGTCCTCTTCCACGTTGATCGACTTGCCGCAGTCGAACACGTAGTTTGTGATGGTCGACGTTCCACCCTCTGACTTGTAGGTCAGTGTGACAGTATGTTGGTTTGGCATTTATAGCCTCCTCTATTGAGGGTTACAGTGTTTGGTCAGCCCGCAAATTACGGGGTGGCGTCGAGGCCGGTGCGGATTGCAAGGAGACAGACGCCGGACCCGGTGTTGCTAACAAACAGCTTCGTGACGGCCACAGTGAGCGGGATTGCCGTTGGTTCCCCAACGTCCCAACTCAGCCCACTCGTCGGGTTGAGCACAAACGTGTCGTCCGGCGTCAAAGCGATGTTAGTTTTGACTGTCAACTCACCGGTCAGGTCGGCTGACTGACCCGGCTTCTTTTTGCAGCTAAGCGCGAACCCTTTGGTGACTGCCGTGATAGGGATGTTGGTTGTCACTTCCTGATCGGCCGCACCGATCGGAATTTCCAGTTCGATGTTTGAAGATTCCTCAACATCAAACGTGTATGCCGAGACTGTTTCTTCTCCACCTTCGGTCTTGTACTTGACGGTTCTGGTGTGCTGGTTTGCCATTAGATGGCCTCCTTTTTTTGTGAGAGAGCGGGGTTATTACTTGTCCACCGGCTTCGGTGGTTCGGGCTTCGGTGGTTCGGGCTTCGGTGGTTCGGGCTTCGGTGGTTCGGGCTTCGGTGGTTCGGGCTTCGGTGGTTCGGGCTTC